ACGTTAATTATACCACAGTTCGACGTAAATGTAAACTGTTTTGGTGAAAAAAGTTGAAAAAACTTGACACTCTTATCACCTTTCATTTTTTACTAGACAAAATTTCTCCACGGTTCATAACAACTATCACAACCTATTGCGCTATTATCACAACCACGATTGTCATCTAATATTTCGAGATTAATTTCATCAAAAATGTCTTTTGTAAGTTTTACCATATCATATCTTTCATAACCTTTTTTATATTCGAATTCGATTGATATAGGTCTTACATCAATATGATTTTCGCTGATATCGGTATCTTTTATGATACCTGTATATCTTTTATTATTTAAGATGAACCGACATAGCTCGATTCCATCTCCAAGTTTAGTCCATGATTCAAATAATTTCATTACGCAACCTCCACATAACCAGCAGCTTTTCCATAAAAGCCTAATTCTTCTAATTTTAATACGAGTGAATTAAATCCGTAAGGTGAAGGATTATCAACACCATTATATAGGTTACCATTTTCATCGTGTGAAGGATATAATCCAACAGTCATTGGATCATCGATTACTAGTTGAGTACCTTCAAGTTCAGGATAGTCAGAAATATATCTTTCAATAAGATATTTTCCTTGTTCAAAGATGTTAGCATCTTTAGTTCTTACTTCGAAATCTGTGATTTCAAGTCCAGGTTGAGTTAAAGAAGGTTCCGGTTGGTTCCCTAAGATTTTATAATTTAATTCCATTTTTTCTCCTTATCAATTAATTATAGTACTATTATACTACATTCTCGGAAAAAGTAAACGGTTGTAGGTGAATTGTTACACAATTGTTACACAGCTGTAACACAACTGTAACATAACTAAAGAAAAGGGGAGTATGAAACTCCCCCATGATATTTCATTATAAAAGGTTATTATACTTCTTTTGCAATAAAAGTGTAAATACCGTAAGCAAGGGCTACCCAAGCTACTATATCAACTAGTCCACCTAGTAATAGGTAACCTAGTGATAATCCGACGATAACACCGCCGTCCCAAGATGTTCTTTCTGACCATCTTGCTAAGAGCCATGCTTTTGCGTTATTTAACATATCCATATATTCTCCTCTATATTTTGAAGTCAGCAAAAGAGTCATTACTTTCTCTTTCACCAAACTTATTTATCGGCTTATCTGGCGTCATGTCAGACATAATGTCAGATTGAGCCGACTCCTCTACATCATATAGTTTCATGCGGGAACGATCAACACCAATCACGAATCTTCGATACTTGGTTGGATCGTTATATCTATTTTTCAATTGTTTTACCATCAATTGACCCAGTTCTTCAAGTTCCTCTGTTGAAATAAGAGCAAACATCAGATCGGCCGTTGCTGGCAAACCAAATGATTCAGATGTATCCTCTAGTCCTAAATCAGTATTTGAATATCCTGACCTGGTAGTCTGCGTTGCAGAGACTATTGGTACATTGAATTCTACAGCTAAACCACGCAGTTCTTCTGCAATGGCTTTTATATAGCTGTAACTATTTATACTTCCTCCCAGCCCGCGCATCCTACTTGATGCACAAATATTTAAATAATCAATGTAGATCATATCTGGACGAAAGTTCTTTTTAAGCTTTAATTCGTTCAATAAAGCTCTAAAATGACCTGTATGAGCAGCACCTGTTGGATATTCTTTGATTATAAGTTTACCAATAGATGATTTTGCAATCTTTCCAATCTTATCATTAAATACATTTTTAGGTAGTGATGATAATTGTTCAATTGGAAGATTCATCATATTCGCATCGATTCTTTCAGCGATACGTTCTTCAGCCATTTCCATAGTTATATACAAAACATTTTTACCCTGTTCAAGTACCGATGCAGCGCAATGACACATGAATAAAGATTTACCTACACCAGTACCAGCCAGAGCAATGTTAAGTGTCTTATTAGGTAGACCACCTTTTGTTATTTTGTTAAAGTAATCAAGATCAAACGGTATACGATCTTCTTTTTTATTATAGAAATCAAACCTTTCATCAGAATTATCGATATAGTCATGACCTATTGCTTGATCGAAAGAAACTCCAAGAGCATCCGAAAGTATTTCAGGTATAGCACCTTCACTTCGTTCTTTGTCCTTTCCATCAATAATAGTAATAGAATCCATAATTGCATTATAGATTGCTTTTTCTCTACACCATTTTTCTGATTCTCTTATAAGATATTCAGTATCAATATCTGATTTTTCATTGATTTCTGAAATAAGTCTTGATGCATTATTCAATACATCTTCAGGAGCATTAATCTTTCTAAGTTCAAGCTCCAATACTTTTGCTGTTGGTAATTTATTATGACTACCAACAAAATGAACTATAAGATCAAATACAGTCTTATGACTACCTTCAAAGTATTCTTTCTTTAAATAAGGTACGACTCTTCTACAGTACTCTTCGTTATTAAGAAGATGATTCAGTATGTGAGTCGGTAGTTGATTCGTTATTTCCAATTCCTATAACTCCTATGTTGTTTTCATTTGCATAGTCTAAACTATCTGTTATTATATATTGTAGTACAGCGCCAAGATGATTTTTAAAAGCTTCATCATCATTTAATTCATTGATGTCATGCTCAGCTGGATCTTGTATTGTAAAATTAAATGTTAATGTAGCTAGGTCAAGTTCAGGACTTTCTTTAATTCCAACTTGACCATAGATTACAATAACATCTTTCCATATTCCAGTCTTCAGTTTGACACCGTGAAAAGCGCTGTCTTCACGTTCTACGATTGCATAATCTTTTTCAGTTATATTATACATCGTCTGATTCAATATCTAAATCAATATCCAATAATGGCTTATGACCAATTGAATAATAAGATTTGACAAACTCTTTAAAGTCTGAGTTCTTAAAGATAGGATCCCAGAACTTTTTATTAAGTGTATCTTTTTCTCTTACTTTAGGTTCAAGTATTTCTCCAGTCTCCATATCAACTGCAGCATACCAACCTACATTTGGTTTAGTTACATATCCACCAGCCATTGCTACATCAAGCAATCCACTATACGTTTGGATACCACCTTCCCAAGATACTGAGATAGGTACTTTAGATTTTTCTTTTACAAATCTAGATTTTTCTACATTAATTACAAAATGATATCCTTGAATCTCTGATCCTTTTTTATCTTGTTGTCTTCCAATAATCCAGATGTTATCAGCTGAGTAGTAAATACCTGTACCACCTGATACAACATTCTTAGGAAACAATCCAATCTCTTGATAAGTATGGTTCACAGCAAGTAAAGGGACGTTCTTCATTGTAAGATAAGGAGTGACCATTCGGAACAGTCCCTTTAATGCTTTAGCTCTCGACATATCAGCAACTGATTTCTCATTGAGAGCATCTTCCAACTCTTTCTTTGATGCAAGGTTACCAATTGAATCAATAACGATAACAACCTTGTCTCCCCTTTCAATATTTTCGAGTTGGCCAACTAAGTCAAACTTTAATTGTTCGACATCTGTGATTGGTGTATGTAGAACTCTTTCTGTATCGATACCAAATGATTCGAAATATTGTTGGGGTGAACCAAACTCTGAATCATAAAATAACATTACAGCATCTTCATATTGTTTTAAATAAGCTGCACCCATTAATAAAGCAAAACTGGTTTTGAAATGCTTTGATGGACCAGCCAATACAGTAAGACCTGAAGTAAGTCCACCATCAATATCACCAGATAAAGCGACATTAACCATTGGTACTTCAGTCTTGATTATATCTTTTTCAGCAAATAATACTGAATCCGAAAGAATAGAAGTATCTTTGATCTTACTATTCTTTTTAAGTTTATCCATTATAGACATTATTCATCCTCCTCAGAATTAAAATTTTCTATTTGAGCTGTGTGTAATGCAAATTCAATATCTGTTCCAATACCATTTTCTACAGCTAATTCAGCAAACTGATCCATATCAGTTCTTGTCATACGACAAAATGTTTCAACTAAGTTTTTAATTTCCATTACTTTCTCCTAAAGCCTCTCGGCAAGTTTGATTGTACTGACATGCGTACTTCTTTACGATGCCGAGCGATTGCTTCGGCTTTTTTTCTTTTTCTTTTTGCAGTAGGTTTTTCATAGAATTCTCTTTTACGAACCTCCTGTATAATACCAGCTTTCTCAACGGCTTTTCTAAATTTTCTTAGAGCCACATCGAAAGGCATAGGCCTTGCTGGTCTTTTATCTCTTGGATGCCTTTTCTTTGGCATCAAACTAATACTTGGCATATATCACTCCATTTGTTTTTATTTTTATACTATCTATTATACCATAAAATCAGTGAGTTGTAAACTGTTTTTTTCAAATTCATAGGATCTTTTTTTATTATCTTGTACTAAGAATTTGGTATCGATAGTATCTAATTGATTATTTAAATATTTTTGTACCATACGAGCTGGATGCTCAGCAGTAGTCACTGGTACATTTTGACATATATGATTTAATGATCGTTTTGCATTTAATAATTGAAAGTCGTTTGGCAACTTCATAAGACTTAATGATTCTCTTACTGTAAGGAATCGATCTTCATCTGGATGAGTAAGTGATGTTGGCATATGACCTACAAACGCTCCAATTTTATCCTTTGGAATCTCAACTCCTTTTCTCATAATATTACCACCTGCTTTAAGCTTATGATATGCTCTATCGCATTTCTTTGCAACATTATCATATCCATGCTCTCGCATCCATTTTGCAACTTCTTTATATGTGGTATGTTCTTCAATGTAGTCTTGAACGTTTGTTGTTTTTTCTATCTTTGCTGAAAATTCAGAATGAGTAATTCCACCTTCAATTACTTCTAGTATATATTTATAGTAAGGATCGTCTGAAGGCTTTTTATCATTACAAAGAATTTGACTCATTGGATCGTCATCTCTTTTCTCTACAGCTCTAATATCATCAGCAATCATTGATGGTTGTTCTAATACATAATCAAATAATGGTACACGATTATCTTTCCAAAAGAAATAGAATGTACGATCTCTTACTTGAGAAAGACCATGCAATATTGATTTTGTTTTAAAGATACTAAATGTATATCCATTTGCTTCACCTATCTTACGTAAGCGACGTACTACAGGCTCTCCCATCTTTGAAGCCAACCTAGGAGCATTTTCTCCCCAGAAGACTTTCGGTTTCACTTCAGTTAACACATATTCTGCTGATTTGTACATCCAATCATTCATGGCATTATCACTTGAAGCAGAAGGACTGAGGGAACTCAGACCTGCACATGGGCATACGGTATTAATCACATCAACTTTTTCTGTGTAACTCGCTCCCTCTGAGAGGTTCAAATATGGGACACTATGATTATAATAATTTAATAAGTGTTCTTCATTAGCTTGAAAGCCCTCAAATGTCAGAAAATACTTTGGCTTTTCTCCAAAAACATTTTCCATTGCGATTGTTTCTCCACCTATAAGTGGTACGATACTAGCATAACTCATGCAAAAAATTCCTCCAAACTATTTGTTTCCATACCATTCCAATACGGATAGAACTCTCTTGATAAATGAATTGACTGTGGTTTCTCCATATATTTAAAATCAAGTTGTCCTTGTTCATTATATAAATGCTGTGTCCATCTTATAATACCATATTCTTTTTCTATATAGTCATTGAATTGATTTCTAAAATCATTTCTTTCTGACCACGATCCGTAGAATGGTTGTCCTTTATAAAAACCTGATTGTGGTATTTTTCTTGATGGACATTCAATAGGAAGCAATTCATAAATCTTTGCTTTAAATTTAAAAGCTTCTTCAATATATCTATCGGCTAAATCTTCTACCTTTTGCTCTAATCGAATTGCATGATGTCGTATATCTATATTACCAAAATAACATTCGAGTTCTTCATAATCATACGGTATAAAATTACTAAAGCCTTCATTTAATGCTCCGTTAAGAGTTTTAAATGGAACACTGTTTACAGTCCAACCTGGTCGATACATGCAGATTGAATGACTATCTCCTATTACAATTTTACGTGTTGGATTTGGATAGTCAACTCTTTCTGATTCAAGATGCATTCTTTCAAGATTTTTCAAATCTACTTCATGCCATTCTGGTTGAACATCTCTTTTAGCAGCTTCAAGTTTATTTTTTATCATATCATGATATGGAGGAAAGTCCATACCAATCGAATATACTTTACCTTTAAACTGAGAAAAATTAACTGTGTTTTGTACGTATGGAAATCCATAGACTCCACCAAACATATTCAATCCACCAGAATAATCGTTGCCATGATATACCCACAATGCGTCGTATGAGTTGTGGTCAGTAATCTCACCTCCGTAATTGACATCACAATGTCCGTATTTTTCTCGGATCTGGTCGCCATACATTACGCCTTGAGCTCCTCTATGAGATGCAGCTCTTTTTGCGATTGGTATAAATGGACAGTTAATTATATTCTTCATTCGAAAAACTCCGTAAGAGTATTTGTTTGCTGTACACGTGCTACGCGTCTACGCGCGCATGCTCGTTCGTCTTCTCTTATCTGTAGATATACTCCAAACTGACAAGATAAAACTTCAGTTCCGTAGTATTTAAGAGAATCCTGTGGATATTCAAATAAATTTTTTCCATTACTACATTTAATATTGAATGCTTCAGGATGAAACTCAACATTTTTTGTCAGTCCTATTTCATCAGCATTTTCTCTCATAAAATATATCGCTTCATCATAAAGTTTCTTTGGAGCATCTGGCCATAAGAGTCCTATTGTATATACAGCTCCTGGTCCAGGCGATACAAATCTCTGATCATGATGATACTTCATTTGTGGTAATACAGACGAAGATGCTGCTCCATGAAATCCATAATATTCTCCAATGCCTGGTTGCTCTCTCAATAGTGTATATATCTCTTTCATATGAGTACATTCTTGCATTCTTTCTAAGAATCCACTATCACGAAATGAAGCAACCCATTCACATACATCTACTGGATGAAACTGTCTATCGGGATCGTTATATTTCTGACGACAATAGTTTCTACCAGCTGTTTGTATTGATGTGTGTAATTCAGTTGTACCCCAGATTGGTTGTTTGTTTTTAATTGCTTTATCTAAATTGAATCTTATAAATTGTATATAGTCTACATCGTTATCTGCAATACGATCAAAATCTACAAACTCTCCATCTTTACCTGATGCTAAGTAATGAACTCCTCTTCCACCATAAAAGTGAGAGATAAATGTATTACCTACAATATTCATAAGTGACATATCAGCACTGGCTATTTCAGTACCAATAAATCTCATACGATCATCAAGTGTAATGGTTGGATGGAAATACTCTACGTCTTCTCCAAGACCATAATCGATCTTACCATGACGATTTACATTCTTATATTCTTCATTTAAATAACCAAGTTGTATACATGATCTTTGATTGATTTTATATAAGAACCAATTGAACTCTTTCATGAGTTCTTTATCATAATTCCACCAGTCGTAATTGTATTTAATATTTGACGTATTCTTCATTCTTTCGTTTCAAATGAACGATCGACAAATCAGGATGTCTCTTTTCTATTTCTCTAATTTGTACTGGATCGTCCTCAAAATGTATACCAATTTCATAACCTAAATCTTTTAGATATTGTATCATATGACCTTTCCATATACCAGAAGCTTTTCTGCCATACAATGGATTTTTCTTTATTCCATGTGTAATATCTGGATTAGGAATATCTCTTGCGAGTGGATTCATAAATACAGTATTATATATGCCTCTTTTACGAAGCATCTTTTCTGTTAGTTCTCGATCCTGATAAGGACGCCCCGTGATGATTATATCACCATCACAGGGTCTTACTCCAGTGACCTCATCGCCAAAGTAGATCACGCCGTCTATATCAAATGTATTAATTTTCATAGTCGGTCTTACTGTCCTGGAACGTATGTGGCAAATCTTTTGCCTTAGGTCTACGGTCTTTAAGTTGAGCTTCAGTCATAGGAGTTAATACTCTTCTTGCTAAAGCATCACATTCAAACTTTGCATCTTCCGTTTTGAGTTGTACTGGTGGAGTCTTTTGAGTCCACGCTGATGGACCTCTTAAATATCCTACAATACCTAACTCATTTGCTACCTTACAGAATCTTATTGCTGAGACCACGACTCCTCCAGAGTTTGGTGAGTCCTGAACTGAAAGTCTTGCCGTCAGTTCATATCTAGCGCCAGCAAATCCATAAGCTATCATGTCAAAGTTTGCAATTTTATTATCAGATGAAATATAATCTCCACCTGGTTTTTGTTGAACAGTGAGAGATGGTCCAGCAAATAATGTCATTCCTGCTGTTGATTCATCTCTTACAAGATTCTGACCTTTCAATACGTTCTCTTTAGATATATGCTTATT